ATATTAGATAGTGCTTCTAATTGAGTTGTAATTTCGCCATATTTAACAAAGCCCCCACCAATAGCTACAATAGCAGCTATCAATGCAGCTATACCCGCGAGTTGATCTTTTAATTTAAATTTACCCATTTTTTAATAATTCCAATTCTTTTAATAATCTCTGTTTTTTAAGATTAATTTTATGTAAGGCTTTTGCCTTAATTGCCACTTTATCATTTTTAATGTAGCTTGCAAGACTAACATTATCGTAAATTTGTCTATTATCAAAGATGTTTAATTGGTCTAAATAAATATTTTTTGGCTTATAAAATATTGCATTTTTATATAAAGAAAGAGAAGCCTGTTCACTAGCCATAGCTTCTAATTTTATAAGATTTTTGATTTGTAGATTTTTAGCAATGTCCTTGATGTTAGCATCAACTTTATCCATTACTCTGTCAATATTTTTAACGAGAGCTTTTTCCGATTGTATCTTTTTTTGTTCGGAAGCACTTGCTGACGAAACCTTTGTAGGGCTTTCGCTATTGGATTCCTCTTCAGCAACTTTTTCTTGCGCTTCTTTTTTTTCGGCAACCGATTCTTCTTTTATCTCTTCTTCTTTTTCTTCTTCGATTGCTTCTTCTTTTTCTTGTTTTTCTTTGATTTTTTCTTTTTCATTTGTGTTTTTTACCACTTTAGTGGTGGTATTTGCAACTGTTTCTTTTTCCTCCATTATTGTTTCTTCTTCAATAATTTCTTCTTCCTGTGCAACCATTTCCTCTTCTTCAGAAACCATTGGTAAGAAAGTTTCGACGATCTCGTTTGTTTCCTCATAAAATTCCTCCACAGGTTCTTCCATTACTATTTCCTCTTCTACAAACTCTTCTTCAAAAGACATTTCTTCTTCCATAAAAAATTCTTCAAAAAATTCTTCTGAGAATGAAAATTCCATAGTTGTTGTTTCCATTTCAAATACTGGTTCGTCAAAGGTCATCTCTTCATTAAATGAAAATTCTTCTTCTTCAAAATAGAACTCTTCCATATCTTCAAACACTTCTCCCTGTAAATCTTCTAGTGTTTCTTCTATGTCTTCTAATGCTGTTGATGTTTCTGTATCTAGGACGGTATTGTCATACGTCATGGTAAGTTTAGCACCTAAAAGATTCGGTCCACCCCTGCTTGCCGTACCCGTGTTATTATCAGTGCCACTCCAGGACCAGTCTAATTTATTGGCTCCTGTATTATTAAATACTACTGTGTCATTGTATTGACCACATGCTGCAGATACACCTGCTAATGACGATGATGGATAACCATTACAATTTCCCTTGAATCCATCTATGTCTGTTCTTATTTGAGTTGTGGTAGATAAAACTGTTCCACTTGAATCTTTTACTTTAATGGTAATTGTATGAGAGTCTGTAGCTCCACTATCACCTTCACAGTTTCCAGCTTCATGGTCACAGTTTGCGATATCAATATAATTATTAAGAGTAATCCCATTGTCCAACATATCCTGAGTACGAGTATTATTAGTTAAATTGATATCATCGGCGGATAATGTTGCCGTGCCTGTAACTTCAAAATCTCCACCCACACTCCATTTATAGCCACAATTAGCTTGAGAAGTGGCACATGTAACTGTAAATCCATTTACAACAGTACCATTGGATACATAACCAGAACTACCAGGATTAATTTGGTCTGTAGAACTAGAATTCCAATCTACTCCATCTCCAGCATTGGGTAAAAGATTTCCTGTAGTTATATCTTCGGCTTTAACAGTATTAGAAAAACAACTTGCTACAGCATAGCAACAGAAAAATAGTATTGCGATCGCTTTAATTTTTATTTTGGTTGTGTCCATTTGACCTTCTTATTTGTAGATGTGTCTACTGGAAGAGGTGTAGAATCTATAATAGGTGCAATTGTTTCTCGTTTTTTCATACGTTTAACATATGCTTTATAATCAGGTCTTTCAAAATCATATTTAGTCCAAAGGGCTAAAGCTTCTTTTCCAATCTTACCATCGATGGGACAGGGTGTTCCTGCTTGTATCATACTTTCAAATACTCTTTCATCTTGGCATAAGATTGCGACTGCTGCAACTTTCATACCAAAGTCGTTTAAAATCCTAGCTAATTTAAGCCGTTCACAATTTTTGTCAATAAAATGTTTTCCTGCACTAACCCCAATGCCAAATGTTTGTACACCTGCTGAAGCTCCAACAGCACAAACATCTTGTGTCATTGAATTATAGGAAGGTGCTCCCGCAGTTGGAGGTGATGATCTTATGTCAGAATTTGAGGTGTTATTGGTGGTTGTTGTGGATTCAGAACCTGATTGATACGTAGTTGTCGATTCTGAAGTATATCCACCTTCAATAGCGGTATTGGTTCCAGAAACGTTAGTTTGGGTTGATCCGGCGATTGTTTTTGTTGAAAAAAATAATACAGTTAAAAAAACAAGTAGGAATCTTATTGACATGATCCACATTCTCCAGTGTCATCAATAACTAAACCTTCAGGTTCTTTACACTCACAATTGTCACATTTACAATCAGAATGATCTGCTTCTATACAATGACATAGGTGATTACATTTTTTACAAAATCTATTTTCCATCTTTTTTTTCAGGCAATCCACTTCCTAGCCATTTAACAAACTTCGTCCACGGCCAACAAATAATGCCTATTATTTTTTTAATCATCTTTGGTCTCCTCAATATTGTAGAAGAATCTATCAGAATCTTCTGTTTTCCATTTTCGACTATTTTCAACAGTCCAATCATTGGTTTGTACCTTCCAATCAGTCGGAACTTCATCTTTCACCGTAAAAGATGGTACGTTCCATATTAATCTATTGTTTGGCTGAGCTGCATAGTTGCCATTTTCAAGGGCTAGTATGTGCGCGCACTTATGTTCGTGCGGGATTTCCGAATGATCTGTATCGACTATATTACTCTCTGGGTGTGCCCAGTCAACTGTAAAAAGATAGTTTCCATAATGCCATCTCTTATCTTTTCCTATATATTTTCCAGATTGTCCGCTTAAGATATCGTAAGTAGTAATAGCAGGATAGTAACTGAAACAATTCCAAAGCTCCAACTCGTCAAGTCGCATCTGAGGAACTTTTTTGACATCAAAGCCTCTTTGGATAAAGGCGCTAATCGGTAAACGATAGAAGACAGCACCATTTTCCATAATTGCATGAAAGAGTATTGCACTCCCTGAAAGCGATGCCATCCCAAAGATGATACAGTCTTCAGCTTCTCCCACATGTCCGGAAAGGTCATAGAGATATTCCCTTCTGATCTGCGAATATATCGCAGGAATATTCGCATTTAAGTAAGCCATCCAACATAAAATCCTAGTATGTAATTATTAAAGTGCTACTATAATTAATATAATAACAACAACGGCTACGCCAATCACAATTTTTCTGTGATCTTGCCACAAGTGTTTAAGTGTTTCCATGTTTCCTCCTAATGTATTTGACCCCAGTTTTCACCAGATTCATAATCTACCTTATTTGGTACTTCTAGTTTAACTGCTGATTCCATAATATCAACAATTTGTTCTGCTTCTTTATCATCTTTTATCGAAATATCCAACTCATCATGTATTTGAATATGAGGTATAATATCCGCTTTATAGAGTTCTACCATAGCTTTTTTTGTCATATCTGCCGCAGATCCCTGTATTAATTTATTTAAAGCCTTATAAGTGAAAGCTCTCCTGATCCCTGGTCCGTGTTCCTGAAGTGCTGCTTCGTGTGTTAATGGCTTATGGATACCGAATACTGCAGGTTCCCATAAATGAAAACGGCATAATCGTCCAAGCAAAGTTCGTATCTGTCCACGATTTTGAGCTCTTCTTGATACAGTTTCCATAAGTTGTTTAACAAAAGGAACTTTATTGTGGTAAGTTGCAAATAGTTCTGCTGCCTTATTTTTACTCACTCCCAATTCAGCTTGTAACTTGGCTTTACCCATTCCATAAAATAATCCTAAATTAATAGTTTTAGCTTGAATACGAGGTATCTCTGCCATATCAGCTACTATCTTATGAAAGTCTGCTTCTCCTTCTTTGTAGGATTCTAAGACATCATAAACACCAGGTAAATTTTGAAGAGATGCGTAGTGTACTACGAGTCTTGGTTCTTGTTGCGAATAGTCAAAACACCCCCACTTACATCCTTCTTCAGGGATGAATAGACTTCTAATTAAAGGTCCAAGATCCTTGTTTCTTGCAGGAACTTGCTGGAGATTTGGATTCTGATACGAGAATCTTCCCGTAACCGTTCCTCCATTATCGGATCTCAGTTGATTAATTTCTGAATGTATTCTTCCATGATGTTCGTGTTTTAAAATAGTATCAATGAACGTGGTATGGGCTTTATTAATTTCTCTAGCTTGAGCAATTTTTTTTACTAAAGGATGCCGATGATTTTGTAAAAAGTTTTTAGTAAAAGAAGGTGCCTCTGTTTTTTCAGTTCGTTCATAGGGCAGTTTTAACTTGTCGAATATTTTTGCAACAGAAGTCGCAGCCCATATTTGTGGTTCGATGTTTGTTTCTTTTTTAATTTCTAGTAATAACTGTTCTTCTTTTGTTGCTAGTTGTTTCTTAGTTTGGTTCGCTTTTTCAACTTGTACACGAACTCCCTTAAAACGCATATCAACTAGACAGGGAAATAAATCTGTTTCTAAATTAAAAATTGATTCAACGTCTTGGTTAATAATTTCTTGTTTTAGCTTTTGCCAAAGATCATAAGTAACTCTGGCATCTTTTTCTGCATAGTTGCCTACATAGAGAGCTGGAAGTCTCCACATTTCTGCTTTAGGATCAATGCCCCATTCTTTAGCAGCGGTTTGAAGAGCGAGTTCATCTTTTCCATATCCTAAATATTCTTTACTGACACTATTTAAATCGTATCGCATTCTATTTTCATCAACGAGGGATGTGGCGATCATCGTGTCAACGATTAATCCATTAATTTCCATACCCATCGAACGAATCCAACAAACGTCATACATAGCGTTGTGAAATATTTTAACGGCATTATTTTTTAAGAGATCTCTAAACCAAGGTAAAACTCTAGTAGGTTCCATATTACCTCCACCCTCGTGATCGAAAGGGAAGTATCTACAATAATCATTGGTAGCAACTGAAATACCTACAACCTTACCTTCTTGGATAACAGCTCCTGAACCCATATGATGATTTAAATTAGGATCACAGGTTTCTAAATCGATAGCTATTTCGTCATAGCTATTTAAATTAGGTAGTTCTGTGGGTTTAACCCACTCTTTCTGTGCTTCAAATTTTGGAGTTATCACCACGTTCTACTTTCCACTTTCTATAGCCATCTATCCATTTCTCTTGTTTAATTTCTGTGAAAGTTATTCCTTTAGGAGGGTGGTAATGTCCTTCCATACGTTCATCAATATAAAAAAGTTTGACACCTAGTTTTTTCTGTAAAGCAGTTAAACTGCGATGGATGGGATATCCATCTCTTTTTCTTTTTAAGTAGGTTTTAATATCTAATAATTCTGTAATTCCATCAGGATGAGTTATAGAAATATCATAGGGACCATGTTGTTCTACATTTTTACAAACGACACACCCTTTTTTTAAAAAATAAATAATTGCTCTTTTTTCGTTAATTGTTCCCTTGGTGCTTGTTTTCATATATTATAAAATGTGTAACGTATCGTGATCTCTTCTCCCTTTTTGAGATCGCGTAAAGAAACGAGTGACCACTTCTTAGTATATTTTTCATCACGCAATTCTACTTTCACCACGTTAGGGGTGTTGGAATGATTAATGAATCCACCAAGTGGTGTTCTAAGAATTTCTTCCCCAATTTTAATGTGAGTAATACCAAGATTAGTTCCTTGGGCGATTCCTTCTTTGGCGAAGAGTCCTAAGCCATTGACTTTACTTTGTTTTATAGTGAGTGATTCGGGTAAAGGTTTATACATCAGCTATAATCCCTCTCGATGATCATTTCACAATAGTGAATTGCTTTCAATATATCTTCCTTCCCATTCTTTTCTTTATGCCTACAAATATATTTTATAGCACTGCCTTCTGCAAAGAGCAACTTATTCTCATTAATAAAGGTACTAGGCTGGATATTCATTTTTCTATAATGAGATCCTCCTATTTGTTTATCGTATGCACTCATAGAATATACCAAAGGTTCAATACAAAGCAGCATGCCCAAACAACCACAACTGTTTTCCACCAATGTTTTTTTATTAATATCATATTTTATACTCCTTTCTTCTGTCTTTTCCCCTAATTAAGAATAGATTTTGTTTTGCTCTTGTTACACCTACGTACCAAACACGATGTTCTTCGTCCTGTTTGGAAATTGATTTTTTTGATGCCTTCAAGGTGTTCGCTGTTTGATCTTGTAGTAAAGCTACATTCTCTGCTTCTCCACCTTTAGCTCCATGAATAGTTGATATCTTAACTCTAGGAGGTACTCTTAAATCTTCACCGTTGATTCGCATTGATCGGATGTAGGCAGACATTTGAGGCGAAACTGCCGTGAAAACATCATACCAAGAACCTTTCTCCTTTATTCCAACTTCTTCTAAAGTAAATTCTTTATCTAGGGTTTCTTTAAATTGCTTATCCATTCTTTCAAAAATACGTGTGATTTCTATAGTGTTTAATTTTCCGCCTTTTCTCCATTTTTCCCAGTTTAAAATATCTCTATATAAACTTTCGCTGATGCTTCTACCACTTTTGCTTTCAAAGTAAATTCCTTTTTTCTTTAAGATAGGAATAAGTCCTCTGATGAGTTCATTGGTTCTAGCTAAGATCAACCAAGTTCCTTTTGACATATCTAGTTGATTGATGGAAAAAACTAAATTAATCGAACCTAGTTCATCCCTAGGTTTGTATGTTTTATTAATACGGTTATCTATTTTAGAGATTATTTTAAGGGCTATTTCTTGTACTTCTGTGGGTATCCTATTGGATTGGGTTAAAGGAATTTCTTTTGCATCGAAATTAATAAAGGATTCTACATCAGCCCCCGCCCAACCAAAAATAGCTTGGTCGTCATCTCCAGCAACATAAATGTCTTTAGAGTATTCCTGTAGTTTTTTAACCATGCCCCATTGTATGAGAGATAGATCTTGTGCTTCATCGATAAAAATGACATCAAATTCTGGACAATGACCACAGTTTATGAATTTTTGTATCATATCCGTGAAGTCAATTAAGTGATAGGTCTTCTTATAAGAATCAATTTCTTTAGAAATGATATCTAATTTATCTCTTTCTATTTTTCCTAAATGTTCGTTATGGTCTAATTGATCTAAAGCACTAATTTTTTTTACTCTAGCCAGATTAACTATATTTAAGTATTCACTATTTGAGGTAAATATTCCGTTGTATTCATTTTTTTCATAATTTGCATAATTAATTCTTACTCCGATCGTTTCTCCTATAGAACGGTAATGTTCTTCCTGAATAACATCTTCTTCTCTTAATCCTAGATAATTAAAAGTAAAAGAATGAAGAGTTTGAAAATATTTTAAATCTTTTTTATTAAGGTTTGGAAATTCTTTCAGAAATCTATCTCTTGCCTCATAGGCAGCTTTACGAGTGAAAGCAAAATAACCAATACGAGCTAGAGGTGTTCCATTATCAATATATTCTTTTACTTTTTCTAAGAGGGTGTGTGTCTTTCCTGTTCCAGGAGGACCGATAACTTTATAAT